TGGAGTGGATGGGCCACGTGAAGCGACCCTGTGCCCCGGCGCTCTTGGCCACCATCTGGTAGCTGCGGACGCTGGTGCTGCCCGCCGAGCCGGTGGTGCCTCCGCCGGTCGCGTTGTCCACGAGGAGCCAACTGCCGGGGGCGACCAGCAGGAAGCTGTCGATGCCGAGCTTCAGCCTGTTGGACACCGTGCCGCCGGGCGCGATGACCGTCTGCGAGATCCTCGACGGGGTCGCATAGGTGACCTCGGCAGCGAAGGCGCAGGTGCGTGCGTAGAGGGCATGGAACCGGCGGAGCTGGAGGCGACCGTCAGTCCGCGCCGCGCCCTCTTGGCGGAGGTACTGGGTGGAGAACCGATAGGTGCTGCTGTACCCGATCCCGACGAAGAACTGCTTGGCCGTCCAGTCCCCGGCCAGCGCGATCTGCGTGGTCGAGACGGGCGTCCAGGGGATCTCCTGGGGGATGCGGGTGTCGGTGCTGCCCAGGCGCTCCCAGATCTGCAGCGGCCGGTCAGCTGCCACATCCCGTTGCCAGGGAAGGGTGAGGGTCGTCGTGTCGCTGCCGGAGTTGTAGCTGCGGATGACGCCACCCTCGGGAACGCGCCGGTCGAGGTGGATGACGGTGTTCCCTCCTGCATCGGCAACGCCGGGCGCGAGGTTGATCGTCTCCAAGTACAGCCCGTCCGGGCGCTGGACCAGCAGGACGAGGTCGGTCGCAAACACCTCGGCGTCCGCGATCTGATCGACGTCACCGAACGACCAGCGCGACCATGCAGCCTGAAGCCGCTCGCCGCCCCGCGCGTACTGGGAGTAGACGTAGATGCCCCGGCGGTCCTCGTCAGAGAGGGCCAGCGTGACGCCCTCCGAGGTACAGCGCAGGATCTTGCGGACGTTGCCGGGGATGTAGCGCGGCACGTGCTCGGTCAGGTCCTGGGCGGAGGCTTGCTGATCCGCGATGGTGAACTCCATGAGGCCCGCGTAGGCCCCCTTGGACACCGCGAAGGAGATCGCATTGCCAGCGCTGACCGGCGCGCAGCCCGAGTAGTTGTCGTAGCGAGACACCAGCCGCATCTGCACGGTCTTCGGGGAGAAGATCTCCCGGTCGGACGTGAAGCGGAACTGGGCGCGGGGCGAGAAGATGACGATGTCTTCGTCGAACGGCAGGGCCTCGGTGAGGATCGACAGGTCGCTCTCGGTGGCGGCTACGTCGATGGGGTCGGTGTCGAGGAGGTCGGTCACCGTCTCCCGGCCGAAGTTGAAGTATGCGCCGCCCGCGCGGGACATGACGACGTTCTCGCTGGTCAGTAGGCCCAGGCGGTTGCGGGTGAAGAAGATGTCGTTGATGCGGTTGCCGACGAAGGACGGGACCGGGTTGGTCACATCATCGCCGACGCTCCGCTTCTCCCAGGCGACGGGCTCGAAGGTGAAGCTGCCGTCGGCGTTGGAGATCAGGCGGTGAGGCATGGTGGCGGGATCGAGCGTCGTCTTGACGCCCGGCGCGGCCACTTCCACCCAGCCGCCAGAGGACTGGATTTCGGCCATGGGTTCTCCCGGCGCTAGAAGGTTAGGATGGGGGCGTCGTCACCCAGCTTCCACCAGGGGATGCCTGACGGGTTCGGGGGCTCTGCGCCGGTGTTCCCGCCAGCGGGCTGGGCAATGACAACGGCATCTGCGGTCTGGACTTGGTACTGGACCCAGTAGTCCGCGCTCGGATCAGACGGGCTGCCGATGACCTTGATCTTGAAGCCGTCGATGCCGGTCTTCGGGAGATCGCTGAAGTTCTGCACGACGCCCTTGTGGGCCTTCATGTGCGTCCCTCCGGCGCTGTCCTCGGCCTGGATGGTGAAGTCCACCCCGTCCGTCCGGCGGATCAGGATGTTGGAGCCTTGCTGATCCAGGGTGTAGGCGGGGAAGGCGGCCGCCATGAGGAGCTTGAAGGCGTAGGCGGCGCTGTTGGTGTTCAGCACGTCGGAGTTGGTGCCGCCGGTGGCCGCTGCAGGGATGTCGTAGGTGCAGCTCGTGCCGTCGATCCGGACGATGAACTTCTCCTTGTACTGGACCGCGTAGAACGACAGCAGGGCCTGGGGGAGGATGGCGGGTGCCGTCTCCCCGGTCATCCCAGCGACGGCCGAGCGGTTCAGCAGGAAGGTGTAGTCGGCAGCGGTGACGGCCTTGAAGCTGGCACCGGGGTTGGCGGAGGTCAGGTACGAGGTGCCGCCGGGCTTGGTCACAAGGCGCTCGGCCCCGGTGAACAGGTCGAACGCCTGGACGTTCCCGTTCGTGATCACCACGGCGTAACGCTCGGCACTGTCCCGGTTGATCAGGTGGAAGAACGCGGTGGCGAACTGGCCGGAGCTGATCTTCGCGATGTGCCGGGAGGGCGGGCGGCGGGTCAGGCCGTAGACCACCGAGGACTGGCAGTTCTCCTGGGCGGCACCTTGTGATGGCAGCCGCAGGACGTCAGGCTGTTGGCTCACGCCGTTGATCAGGTTGGCGATGTCCTGGGTGACGAGGCTCATCGGTTGCCCCACACTTCGACCACGCCTGGGCCGTTCAGGAAGTTGTAGCCGCCCGCCTCCAGCTCGAAGTCAGCGAGGACCACCGTGGCGTCCTCGACGTCGGAGCGGGAGAACATGGCGATGGTGTCGGAGCCCAGGCCGTACTTCTGGAAGCGATCAGCCGCCTTCTCCTGCAGGTAGTTCCGCACGGGCTCGGGCAGCTCATCGAACGCGAGGAGGACCGTGAGATCCACCTTGATCGGCAGCGGCCAGACGTAGGTGTTGTCGGTGCGGTTGAAGAGGCGCTGGCCACGGATGGCGAACTTGATGGCCTCCTGGCCGGACGCGGAGAGGCTCTTGACGCAGCGGACTGCGTTGACGGGGATGGTGATCTCCCCGCCGGAGGGCGTCAGCTCTACGTTCTCCTCGGTGTTGAACTGCCAGCCACGGAGCTGGACGGCGCGGGTGGCGCTGCGGAGGATCTGCAGGGCCATCTCGATGTCGGCGTTCTCGGCCGCCAGCGCGAGGCTGTCCACCGGCAGTTCCCCGATGACCGACAGCATGTTGTTCACGGCGTCGAGTTCGGTCGTTGGACTGGTAGGGGTCATGGTGATCCAGACGAAAAAAAGGGGCCACCTCTCGCGATGAGAAGTGACCCCTTGAGTGGCTGTTAGGTATTAGGCGGTGGCGACTTCGACCGCGCCTTCCGGCTTCAGGATGCCGTGGCCGACCGCGTTCTTGGCGACCATCAGCGTGGACTGGCGGCGCTCCGACCATTCAGCGCCGATCTTCAGGTCCATCAGCTTGACGGTGCCGACGGCCGAACGGTGCATGATCAGGGCCGCAGTGTTGGCGGCGGTCACGTCGTACTTGGTGCCGATGGTGCCGGTCACGTTGGTGTTCGGCAGCGAGGTCGTCTTCACGATCTCGATGTCGCTGATGGTGGAGATCTTGCCGGTCGAGAGCGAGCCTTCGCCGCCCCAGTCCTTGTTGATGTTCTTGGTCTCTTGCACCAGCAGGGCGTACTGCACGGGGCGGACGTAGGCCGAGCGGTCGGTCTCGGGGCAGAAGTTCTCGTCCAGGGTCACGCCAGCGGTGAAGATGCCAGCGGCCAGATCCAGGCCCGAGGTCTTCGAGGTGGCGATGATCAGCTTGGTGCCGCCGGGCATGGAAGCGTGCCAGCCAGCGGTGCGGGCGGCCAGGATGCCGGTGCGGGCGATGTTGCGGTCCAGCTCCTGCGCCATGGCTTCGCCGAGCAGACGGGTGAACTCCGAACGCACGTCGTAGTGGTTCATCGCTTCGTCGATCTCGGCCAGCGAGATGTCGGAGATCAGCAGACCGTCGATGGTCAGCGTCTTCTCGTTCTGGGGGATGGCCGAGCCGGTGATCTCGGTGCCAGCGGTGTGGTAGCGGGCGGTGGCGCGGCCGATGACCGGGAACTGGGCGCTCTTGCCCGAGGCGATCTGGCGGACGTAGGTGCGTTCCATGAACTTGGTGTTGCGCTGGAAGGCGGCCAGGACTTCGCCATAGACCTTGAGGAACAGGGCGTCGGTCAGGCCAGTGTTGTTGATTTGGCCAATGCGGACCAGGGTATTGTCAGCCATGGTGTGGGTCTCTTGTACTGAGGAATTGGTGTGAGGAGGCCACCAGCGATTGCCGTTTAGGCGTCAGGCGGTGTGGCTGCAGGGCTCTCACCTGCTGCTCCACTTGCTGTGGATCTTCCCGTCGCCAGGGGGTGGTTCTCCCCGGAGGGACGGCGCGGCTCGACTAGATAAGCGTCGCGTAAGACGAACCGCTGTTCTTGGTCACGCGGACGACGCCGCTGTTCAACTCAATCCACGCGGTCTGGGCGGTGTTCAGGAAGAGCTTGCCGCCAAGGGTGACGTGGTCGGTGGCGGTAAGCGACCCGGTCAGGGCGATGCCGCTGGTGCCGCCTGTGGCTGTCAGCGTCAGCTTCCCACCGAGCGTCAGCTCCTTGTTCACGGAGACGTTGCCATCGTTGACGTTCATCCCGTTGGAGAGGTTTAGCGTGCCGGACCAAGTGCATTGGCCGGTGGCGCGCATACGCAGCCGGTGGGAGACGCCGACCTGAATGTCGGCATAAGCGCCCGTGACGTCGGTGTTGTGTTCGATCCAACTGTCGCCGAGGACGTTTCCGTAGAACGCCGTGTAGATGTCCGAGGGGTCGCCGCCCCGACCGGCGGCCGATACGGTGCCGTTGAGGTAGATGCGCTGCGCGGTCTTCAGTTGGATGGCCGCTTGGCCGTTGCTGCTGAAGTCGGCCCGCACAAAGTCGAGGCCCACCCGCCAGCCGCCGGACACGACGTGAGCCGCATCGCAGGGCTTGGTGCCTTCGCTCTTGAAGTACGTCCCGAGCCACACGCAGGAGCGCGCTCCGGTGTCCACGGTGCGGACGAAGCTGTCCACCTGGGCGATCACCGCGACGTCGTTGCCTTGGTCGAGGTACTGGCTCTCCCAGCCCGTGGCGTAGGTGCCGGGGGTGGTGAAAACCACGTCGCCGCCATACTGCCCGCACGTTGCCGTGTCGAAGAAGTGGAGCTGGCTGTCGAGCGGGACGTAGCTCTGCCGGAGGCGCACGATGTGGCCATAGTTGTCGCCGCCGCCGGTGCTTCGGACGTCGATGTAGTCGTTGCCGTGCCATGTGCGCTCGCCGTGAGAGACGAACGAGTTCGCTGCATAGGCGCGGGTGAGCGGGGTGGTGAAGGTGACGATCCGCGTCGAGGTGTTTACGCCGCCAGGGGCGATGGTGAGGATGTCGAACAGGGTTGGCGTGGCGAAGTCGTAGATCTTGATCGACTGGCCGGGGATGAAGCCGGTGACGCCGCCCAGGATCTTGACCGAGTTCGCGCCGGAGGCTGCAGGATCCTGCAGACGACCCGAGCGACCAGACCAGCCGCCACAGGGAGCGAACCACGTCCAGTTCGGGGTGTAGCCGGGCTCGAAGTATCGCTCGGTGTGGCCGATGCGGAGGCCGGGCTCAATCCTGAAGTAGGCGGGCTCGACCTTGCTGTTGTCGCCCTTGAATATCCCGGTGATGCCGGTGGTCGTGTAGGGCGTGAGCGGCGCGGTGATGGTGGTGAACTTGCCGGGCAGCACGGAGCCATCCGCGAGCCTGATCGATCCGGGGCCGTAGTAGGCCTTCTTCAGCGCGGTCAGCGAGGTGGTCGTGTAGTAGCGCCCCTCCGGCAGGTAGATGCGGGCGAAGGTGCTGGCCTCTGCGGCGGCGAAAGCGGCCACGTTGTCGGCAACATCGTTACCGTTGATCGTGCCGAAGTCCGCCAGTGACTTGCCGAGGGACGAACCGCCGCCACCGCCAGAGATCCCCAGGAGGGACTTCACGGCATCAGCAGAGCCCGCGTCCAGAAGCTGCCGGGTGAAGGACCCAACGGCGAACAGGGCGGACTTGAAGAGGGACACAGCGGCCTTCTTGGGAACCGTCGCGCCGCCTTGGGAGACGAGGACGTGGTCGCTGCCGGAAAGCGCAGAGGCGTCGGTGAGTTCAGAGAGGTATGCGTCAGCCATGGGCAAGCGCTCCTCGCCGAGGGCGGATGGATGGGTTCATGGGGGAGCCTTGTGTGAGGCCGTGATGGCGTCCCGGTAGTCGGGCGCAGAGAGGCCACTAGCGGTGGTCTGCTAGTGGCCTCTGGAGGTAGTCAGATTGAGTGGGGGTGTGGGGGCGGCTTACCTGTAGACGGGACGATACGCCGGCGGCTTGAGGATCCAGCTCCAGTCGAGCGTCTGGACCATATCGTCGGCGATCGAAGTCTTGGCGATGCCCGGATAGTGGACGCCGTCGCCCCAGAACTCGGGACGGAGATAACCGGGACGGTCCGGGTCCTCGACCACGGCGGAGCTATCGTGAACGGCGGCCCCATAGGTCGCCTTGATCCAGGCATTGGCGGCCAAGCGCACCGCTTCCTTAGCTGGGTCAGCGCCGATGGTGTTTGTCGGCGTGATGGTCATATAGAGGGGGATCAGGCCGTCCGCGACAGCCTTCGCCGTCATGCTCTGAATTGGCGCCTGTATTTGCGCCAGCGTCCGCCCTTGGCCGACATCGTTGATCCCACCTTGGATGAGCACGCGGCTGCATCGAACCTTCAGGGGGGTGATGTCCGTTGCCCAGCGTGCGTCCATGTTATCGAGGCGCTCGCCGCCAACCGCACGGTTGAAGAACGGGACCCGCAGCCTAGCAGCAAGAACGGTCGTGACCTCACGATTGCCCATGATCCTGAAATCGCGCGGGAAGTCCTTGAAGCCGGACCCGCCTGCAATCGTGCTGTCGCCAATGACGGCCACCCCGTCCTTATAGGCGTCTGGCACAGCGCTGATGCATAGGCCGCCGATATACACGCTACACGCGCCCGTGTTGCCGCTGAAGATGACAGGCATGCCAACGCCAGCGCCGGAGCCAAGCGCGACGGTCGGGACCTTTCCGAAATCGATAGCTGAAGTCGAAGTGGCGACGCCGATCCGCCAGATGCGCGACAGGACGCCCTTGGGCGAGACAAAGGGCGAGTGGCCATAGTCGGTCCCATCCGACATCGGGACCATCCAAAACCATTGACTCTCGGCGGACCACACGTACTGGGACGCCATATATTTCTTGCCGACAACGAAGGGCGTGTGCCCCGCGCCGCTCAAGTTGGTCGAGACCCCCTCGTAGAAGGTCGCCACAGTGATCTCGTTCAGCGTCACCGGGCGGCCATTGATGATCGCGGTCTTGGTCGCGCCGGTCTTTACCGTCGACCCGGCAGCTTGGTGGTAAGCCCAGCTCATGTCCTCGGTGTAGCGAGCCATGTTGAGCACCGGGCCGACCGCAGGAAGGTCGGTGTCTTGCAGCACAAGGGCCGCGCCGTAATTCTGAAAGCTCGCGTCTCGCGTCGAGAGCGGGTTCAGATCGGTGATCTCAGCGGTCTGGGCCATGTCAGGAGATCCTGTAAATCGGATAGGTGCCGTTGAGGTTCAGCGGCAGGCCGCCGAAGGTGCGGAAAGCGAAGCCGGAAGGCGGGCGGACCCCCACTCCCGTTCTTAGGGCGGCTCTATACGGGCGGCGTCCTCTGGACCCGCTAGAGGGCTCCCAGGTTGCGTTGTAGTTCATCCGATTACGCCTTCGTGAAGCTGGAGTTGATACGCAGCGCGGTGGTCGCGGTTGCCCCGTTGACGAGGACGCTGCGATAGAAGCGCGTGGTGATCGGCACGGAGAGCGTCACGGGGACGCCAGCAGAGACTTCGCTCTGTGCCTCGATGACCCACGAGCCGCCCGCTTCCCGGCTCTCAATGCGGAACCCCGCAGGGGCCGAAGCGTGTGACGAGAAGGCGGTGACGTTGAAGTAGCTGGAGGCCTCGCCGGGAGACTGTATCGACCATGCGTCCCGCTCCTTGCCGGTGAACGTGGCGTTGGCTGCGAGGTTCGTGCTGGTGGCCGGGAAGTTGATCGCGCCGAACTCGGTGGAGATAACGACCAGATGGCCGTCGGTGGCCACCGGGGTGGTCAGGACGATCTTGCTGTCCACGATGGTGAAGGGCGCGGTGACGGCGTTGACCGTGACCATGAGGTCGGTGGTGTTGGGGACGGCGAACGGCACAGCGAAGGTCTGCTGGCCGACGACGCCCGTATAGACGGCGGTGGTGATGGACATGGGGGTTCCCTAGTCGCGGCCGAACTCCCACCAGACCTTCTTGCGGAGGGTAGCCTGGAGCTGCGTGGCGGCGGCGTTGTGCGTGTCGATGATGGAGACGAGGGTGTCGCCCCGGCGGTCGCACTTGGTGAGATCGCCCTCCTGCCTGACCGAGAACCCAGCGAGGGTGCCCACCGGCAGAGGACGTTCAGTTGGCCGGGCGGTGCGTTCGCATGGCTTGCGGAGGTCGCTATCGAGTTGGATCGACAGGGGTGCGGGTGGCAGCGGCTTCGTCGCGCACGCTGTCAATGCCAACGGCCCAGAGAGCAGCAACATCGTCAGGCACGGGGCCAGAAGCCTCCGCCGCGTTTTCAGCAGCATGGGCATATCCTTGGGTGGAGAGGTCGGTGGCGCGGTCGGCCTTGATCTTGGCGATGGCGGCGAGTGCCACGTCCTGATTGAACTGGGCCTGGGTGATGGCGGTAGTCGCCTCGTTGCGGGCGGCGGTGACGTCCCTGGCCAGCTTCTCGTTCCTATCGCACTGGACTAGGAGGAGGCTGGCCAGGACCGCAGCGGACCCAGCAAGAATGATCTTGAGGTTCATGTCGGATCGGGTTCCGTGAAGTCGGTGCCCCTTACGAGGGCCATGAAGCCCCCGGCGGAGGCGGTGATGTAGATCCCGGCGTCGGTCAGCGAGAACTCGCGGCCGAGCTTGATGAACACGTAAGGCAGCGCCAGGGTGGCCACGAGGTAGGGGACGGACATCACCCGGCCGATGGCCAAGGTCTTGTTGTCCGCCCCCGTGAACACCTGCCGCGCCATCCTTCCGAGTTTCTGGAAGAGAGCGGTGAGGTTCATCCGCTGGCCTAGCCGACGAGGCCGACGCTGGCGGAGATCTTGCGGTCGACTTCCTGACGGAACGCGGAGTCCTTGCCGTAGCGAGCATCCTTCATGTCGTTCGTCATCGCCTGGATCGAGGCGTACCCAGCAGTGGCCGGGACGACCGTCTTGCCAGTGATCAGAACGGGAGCGACGCCACCGGCCGCCGTGAAGCGGGCGTAGAGACCCTTGGCGGCCAGGGCAGCAGCCGCAGCGTCGCCGCTGTTGACGAGCTGATTGTAGGTCGCGAGGTCCGAGGCAGGGACGTTGTCCACCGCCCAGGCACCCATCTCGGCATACTTCTCAGCGCCGCCGACAGCGTCGGTGATCGTCTGGGAGTAGGCAGCGGAGGCTTGGCTCTCCTGGCTCTTCAGCCCGGCGAAGTAGTTGTCCACCATCGGCTTACCGAAGGCGGCTTCCAGCTTCGTCCGGGTCTCAGGCTGGATGTCGCCTTCGGCTTGGTACTCGGCATTGATCGCGTCGAAGTCCATGCCAGCGTCGGCCAAGGCCTGGGCCACCGGGGATACAGCGGCGTCGTCGGCCGGTGCGTCTGCAGGTGCGTCGGCGGGGGCGTCCGCAGGTGCAGCGCCCTTGGCCTTCAGC